AACCCGTTCTCATTTACAAGTATGACCGGCAACCTATGTGCTGCGTGGTGTTTCTCTCTAGCATTAGCCCCAGCTATGTCAGCAAGCAAAGCACCGCGATTATCTCGTTTGATACTTGGCTTATGCTGGCGGCTGACTCATTGTGTGATTAGCCCCGTAAAATTCTTCTGGCATCTTGTTGTGCTTCGCCATGTTTTCCTCTGCGGTAATCACTTGCAGATTCCACGGCACGTTCAGGCCGCATATGTTCTTTCCCTGTAGGGGGTAGTAGTGGTCAACGTGATATTCAACACCAGTTTTTCTTGATATTTTTTCTCTGTATTTATGGATGCGGTGTATCTCAGCCATGTCCACCCATTCAGGCGTGGCTTGTGCCAGCTTCTTAGTGCGTTTAATAAAATATTCTGTGAAGTAATACGGGTTTTCTTTATTCCATTTCTTTTTGTAGGCTTTGTTCAGCTCTGTGTATCTCTGTCTGTTATCGCGTTTGTGCTTTTGCTTATATGCAATTATCTTTGGGTCTGCGTTCTTTAGCCTCAGACATTCCATACAGTAGCCATTGCTAGTCTGTCGCGGCGCAACATGCCCTCGCTTGCATGGTATGCCATGAAAGTAAGTTTTCTCGCCTTTCTCTATCGCCGCTTTCCTCGCCGCTTCTCTGGCTGGCTGTTCATGCTTTGGGTTGCCAGTGGCTGTCAGGTCTGTACTTTCTCTCTTAATCTTCTGGTATTGTTTTGACTGTTCGTTACTGCATACAGCGCAATTATGATTTGCGACTCTGCGTTCCGCTATGTGTCCCTTTGTGCAAGGCTTACCTGTAAAGTAGCGCGACAGCCCTTTCTCTTTTGCTTCTTGTCGTGTGATTATCTGCATGTGAAACCCTCCTTTTCAATGCTTTATAAATTTATGGTTGACAGGTTTTTGCTGCTTTGTATAATCCGCATTAGCGGTGTTATATAAAACAAGTTATATAAAACTTGCAAGGCAAACCAAGATAATATTGATATAAAAAATCTGGATGTATAACTTGCTAAGCTCTGCAAGTTAAATATAACTTGCAAAGCATAGCACCCGTTTCTCTCCTATTTTTCCTCAAGTTCGATTGCATCTAAAGCAAGTTCTATGACTCTGCTTATATGCACCTCTCCCAGTTCATATTTCTGCACTGTCCTACGCGACAGCCCTAGCTTTTCAGCAAATGATTGTTGCGTATAGCCAAGAAACTGCCGCCTCTCTTTGAACTCTGTTGGTGTCATACTTCTGCGCCTTTCTCTACTAGCCCAACTTCTTTTTCGCAGTCATGGCACCATTGCGATATGTCATCTGACAGCCATTGTTTTGTGGCGTTGTCATAAAACCTATTGGCATGCCAGTCTTCGCTGCCACATTCCTCGCAGACATGCGGCGTTGTTTCAAAAATAAAACCTTCCATTTTTCTAATCCTCCAGCCCCATCGGTTGCTTTTTTAACAGTTCGCTGCGCATACTTTCCATAATTCGTGCAACACCGCAATCAAGCAAATCCATGTCATGCTGGTTTACTAGGTGACGCATGTATGCTTGCGCTTTCTCTGCTGTGTCGAACACTTCCCAAGACTCAACCTCGGTTGATTGACCTACCGCACTGCTGCGATAGGCCACTGTTGCGAATACTATATACATCTCTATGACTCCTCTTTTGGAAATGCGTTATGTATAGCCCAAAACGCTGTCTGCAATGCGCGTGGCGTTTCTGGGTTATATAGGTCATAGCTTTCTGACCATTGCTGTTCAAAATCTAGCAGCGCAGCCCTCGCTTTCTCTACTGCCTCTAGCTGGTCTTCTCTCATACTAGCCATAGCTATGCGCCTGTCATGCTGCGCCTGTTCATATGGTTGCATGTTTTCATAGTTCTTTGGTCTACCAACCTTACCCATTGTTTAACCCTCCTGTGAAAATAGCTTTACGTCCTTTTACATACTCTGATAATGGCACGACAAATGCGCTTGGCTCTCCGTCAGGCTCAAAGCCTGAGTCAACCCTAGCTTCATTCAGCGTTTCAAAATCATAGTTTACCTCTGCTTGCGCTTCTGCTTCTGTTTGGTAAATCTCTATTTCTCCGCAAGATTCACCCCATGCTTGCCAGCCCTCGCATAGTGTGTCCTCTACTATTACATATGCCATTGTTTAGCCCTCCTATGATTAATGGCGATTTAAAGCCCACTGACAGGCTTTAGCCCGTCAATGGTAGTCTATGCTATCGGCTAGCTATGCCAGCCCATACAGCGGCAATCAGGCCACCATATAACAGCGTCACTTGTGCAACAAATGCGCTTGTTGTCTCTGGCACCATAGATGCGCCTATGATAAAGGCTAAACAGCCTGTGAATATAAATAGCTTTGCCATGGTTAGTCCCTCCAATTCATTGAGTCTAAAACGTACCGTTCAAAAAACGCTTGGTGCAACCTGTAGTATCTGGTCGGCTTGCCATTGCGTTTCTTCGGTAGCCACCGCCGTCCGTGTTTGTCCTGCATGGCATAACGTGATGCCAGCCATGCAGTCACCCGCAGATATTTGTCTGCGTTTATGTTGTATTTTCTCATCGGTTGCCTCCCTATTTGCAAGCCCATAACTCAGCCAAGGCATCGTCTAAGCCTAGCGCATCATCGTGATAATAAGCCTCTGCCCTATCAGACCACCAATAGCCCTCAATAGTTTTGGTGCGTGTGTTTATCCAAATATTCGGACCGCCGAATGCAACCAATACTCTTGCGCCTAAATATTCGCCTTGGCTATTCACGGTGTATTCTATGTCTAGCGCGTCCGATAAATAGTCATAGGCGTTGCATGGTTCATCTGAGTCGTGCATTTCGTATTCGCCTGAGTCAATCTGTTCTGCAATGTGTTTGCATTGCTGAAATAGCTGTTCTTGTGTGTCTATCTTTTGCATTGTGTAACCCTCCAAGGTTTGTTTGCGTTGTCGGCTTGCGCCGCATGGTATGACCCAGCAAGGTCAAGCCATGAGGCGGCAGGGATAACCCTGCCAGCCGTGTTTGTTACTGGTAACGATACCAAAAGCTGAGCTTGCCTAAATCGACATGAGTCGCGCCATCGTGCCGCGATACAAAGAAAAAGAACTGCCGGCGCTTTTTGCGAATAATCAGCGACAGAGTGAATTTGCCAATCTTGATTCTTTTGCTTTTCATTTTGTAACCCTCCAAGGTTTTGCGCGGCGGCTTGCGCCGCCGCTTGTTTGTTATGATACGAGAAAAGAAATAATTTCTGCAACCTGCGAATAGCCAAGCAGCACGATAATGTAGTGAAACACATTGGCCTCTTCGTATGTGTCGTCGGTGTGTTTGATGTAGTGTGACATGTTGTAACCCCCCAAGGTTTGCTGCGTTAACTAAGACATAGGCGCATTATCTGCGCACGTCAATGCACATAATGTAAAAAAATGCAAAAAAAGTTTACACCGGAACCGCAAAGTCTTATCGTGCAAGGGATTGGGCAAGTGTTGAATTTGTTTAGATTTGTTTTGGGGAATGGTTTGATTTGTATTTCACAACACGCACAGAACACAGAATGACACGCGCTGCATTGCAACGCGGCGAGGCTACCACACAAAACCAAGTGTGGCAAATATGTCACACACTGTTGCAGCTAAAACACACTGCATTGTTTGCGCTGCGCAGCTGCATAGGGGGGCATGTTTTACAAGGCGGCACACCCGACACGCCGCGGCCCGCTATATATATGTTAAATACTACTATCCAACACACAGCCTAAAGGAAACCTATGACCAAACTAACAAAGCAACGCACTGACATAATCATATCCAGCATAGCTGACGGGCATAGCATTGTGGACGTATGCGAAGCCACTGGCGTATCTAGGACTGCCTTCTACCAGAGGTGCAAGAGGGATGAGGAGTTTGCTGCGGCTGTGAAAGAAGCACAGCAGTACAGCGCAGAGAAAGCCTTAGAAGAACTAGATACATTGTATGGAGACGCCCTTCATGGCAGAAAGGACTATAACCCGCATGTGTTGCGCGACTATGCCCATCATGTGCGCTGGAAGGTAGGCAAGGTGTTACCTGAGAAGTTTGGCGAACAGAAGAACCGTACTGGCGTAGAGGTGAGTGACGGTACTGTGAGAATACTGTGGGAGAGTGAATGATGAATTGTCCTAATTGTTCTAACAATCTAATACACGGGGGCGACCATGATGATGAGGATGCGGATGGGCGTGGTTATATAGCTAGTAACTTGAGTTGCCCTGAGTGCGACACCTTTTTAATTATATACACGCCGATAGAGGAACCGCATGGCACAGTCAGTTAAGATACCGTACAAGCCTAGAGAGTTACAGGCTGAGATGCACAATAGCTTAAAGCGGTGGAATGTGCTGGTCATGCACAGACGCTTTGGCAAGACTGTCTGGGCGGTGAACGAGTTGATTAAAAAAGCCTTAACTTGTGAACTTCCCCGTCCCAGGGTTGCTTTCGTGGCACCTACTTTTACGCAAGCCAAACGTATTGCGTGGGATTATGTGAAGTATTACGCCGGAGTGATACCTGGTGTTTCTTTCAATGAGACAGAATTACGGGTGGACTTTCCCAACGGCGGCAGATTGATGTTACTGTCGGCAGAGAACCCTGACTCCCTTCGTGGCATTTATTTAGATATGTGTGCTTTCGATGAGTTTGGTATGCAGAACCCAAGGGTATGGGGGGAGGTTGTTAGACCAGCACTATCTGACAGAGAGGGTGCGGCTATATTTCTAGGCACCCCAGCCGGGCATAATCATTTTTTTGATTTACTGCAAACTGCCAAGAGTGAAGTAGAGAACGGCTCTGACCAGTGGTATCACAAGACGGTCAAGGCTAGTGAGAGTGGCTTGGTAAAGGATGTGGAACTAGAAGCTGCCCAGGCGCAAATGACACCAGAACAATATGAACAGGAGTACGAGTGTTCGTTTACTGCCGCCATTATTGGTGCTTACTATGCAAAACTGCTGGCAGATGCTGATGAGAGTGACAGGGTAACACGGGTGCCATACGACCCTATGTACCCTGTGCATACAGCTTGGGACTTGGGAATAAACGATTCAACCGCTATTTGGTTTGCCCAGATATTCCGTGGCGGTGCGGTAAATGTGATTGATTATTACGAAAGTAGCGGTGTTGGCCTAGACCATTACGCTGATATACTTAACCAGAAAGATTACACCTATGGCGACCACCTGGCACCGCATGACATTGAGGTACGGGAACTAGGCAGCGGCAAGTCTAGGTTAGAGACTGCTTACACTCTAGGCATTAAGTTTAAAGTTATTCCTAAAATGAAAGTGGCAGACGGCATTAACGCTGCAAGGATGTTGATACCCAAGTGTTATTTTGATAAGGATAAATGCCATGAAGGTGTTGAGTATTTACGACAGTACAGGCAGGAGTGGGATGACAGGCGCAAAGTTTTTAGAGACCACCCGTTGCATGATTTTACGTCACATGCGGCAGATGCGTTTCGGTATCTCGCTGTGGGTCTCGAAAATAGAAGTAACTTTACGAAACCTCCACAGCAAATAGCCCAGATGGAGTATAATCCATTTACATTATAAGGAGAAGAAAATGTCTAAAACTATTATGGCTAGGGCTGGTGAAGCAGCCAAAAACAAATCTAAAGACGACGTAAAGAAAAAAACCAGCGGCCCAAGCGCAAGTGCTGAAATGGCTATGTCAGATGCGATGTACGGTTTGGCACAGGGTAAGTTATCGTCTAAAGCTGCTAAAGACGTTCTAAGAAAGAACGGGTATACCGCTGACTTGCGAGAAGGCCAAAGCGGAGTAATAGAGATATTCCCACTAGGCGGTGGTAGTGGTTACAAACTTAGCTTCTAATGCAAAAGTCGATTGATGTAGAAGCCATCAAGTATCTGCTTGATTGGAGTGATTACCACGGCTGGTGGGGCGTTGAGGAAGTTGAACGCTGCATTAGACCGCCAATGATGCTTGGTCAGTATATGGTTCTACGAGATAAAAGTGAGATGCCTATATGTTTTGCTACTTGGGCGTTTCCTAATTATGCCCAAGTTGTAGAGTATACAGATAGTCTGGAGTTTCCAGCAGACGGTTATGACGGGGGCGGCACAGTTCCGTGGATAGTTGACTTCATTGCTATTGGTGGCAAGAGAAGCATAGCTATAGGTTTCCGAAACTTAAAAAGTATGTTATCTAATAAAGGCTACAAAAATGCGTACTGGTTGCGCACTGAAACGCAAAAACTTGGATTCCATAGTTGGTAAGGAGTAAAAAATGGGCGGCACTTTAAAAAAAGTTACCAAAGGTGTTGGGAACATTGTTGAAAAAGTAGTAGAAAAGCCTGTTAAAAAACTTGGTAAAGAAACATTTGACACTATTGCTGGATACTCAGATGAAGAACGCCGCGCTATGCTGTACGGTGAAATGCCAGAGCCAGAATTTACCTCAGAGGTAACGCCAGAAGTTGTGCCTGATGAAACCTTAATGGCATCGAAGGCCCGACGCCGCGCAAAGGGTAAACGCTCTGGCGGTGCTGGCACAATCATGGAAGGTTACGGCGTAGCCTACGCAACGCCAAGTTCAAAGGCACCTACAGGGGGTAGCGCATAATGTCTTTTCTAAGGCCACAGGTATACATTCCACCCGCACCACCACCACCGCCTCCGCCAGCAAGTGCAAGTGATGAGGATACTCAACGCGCATCGGCTATGGCTGAAGAGTCTTTGAAGAAGGCGCGGAAGAAAAAGGGTGCTGGGTCAACTATTGTAGCTGGCTCTGGAATGGCTGACGATACAACGGCTACTGCTACTGGTGCGGGCGGCACACCTACATTATTGGGGTAATCTATGCAAGACTTTATCAAAAGCCTAGTCAAGCGGTACGAATCTCTCAAAACCCGCAGAGATAATTGGGATACGCATTATCAAGAGTTAGCTGATTATATGCTGCCGCGCAAAGCTGACATTGTGCGCAAGCGTTCCAGAGGCGAAAAGCGGATGGAGTTGATATTCGATGGCACTGCCTTACAGTCTGTCGATTTATTAGCTGCTAGTCTGCACGGCATGTTAACCAGTGGCGCAACCCCTTGGTTCCATTTAGATTTAAAAGATGCTGACATAGGCCGCGATGATGAGGTGCGTGAGTGGTTACAAGATACCAGCACACGCATGATGAGGGCATTTAGCCACTCTAACTTTGAAACTGAAATCCATGAGATGTACGTTGACCTGGTTGTATTTGGCACAGGCTGTATGTTTGTTGAAATGGATGACCGTGACTTGCGGTTTAGCACCAGACACATATCTGAGTTCTACGTTCAAGAGAACCAGTTTGGTATCGTTGATACTGTATTTAGAGTTTATAAGTTACCGGCAAGACAGGTTGTTCAAAGATTCGGCATTGATAACGTAAGCGACTATATTGTTAAGAAGTTTAAAGAAAAGCCTGACGATGAAATAGAAATGCTACACGCTGTAGTGCCGCGCATCAACCGCGACCCCAACAAACGTGATAACAAAAACATGCCGTTTGCTTCATTCTATATTGATATGCAAACAAAGATGCTGCTTTCTGAAAGTGGTTTCCAAGAGTTCCCGTACATTGTTCCACGATTTTTGAAGGCGACTGGTGAAACAATGGGGCGTTCCCCAGCGATGACTGCGTTGCCTGATGTCAAGATGTTAAATCTGATGTCTAAAACAATCATCCAAGCTGCGCAGAAACAAATAGACCCTCCCCTACTTGTTCCTGATGATGGTTTCCTCTTGCCCATTAGAACGCAGCCTGGGGGATTGAACTTCTTTAGAAGCGGCACCCGTGAGATGATTACGCCACTAAACACAGGCGCAAACATTCCTATCGGCCTGAGTATGGAAGACCAACGCCGCACGGCTATTCGTTCAGCTTTCTACGTTGACCAGCTTCTTAGTGGTGGTTCGCCTAACATGACAGCCACAGAGGTTGTTCAAAGGCAAGAAGAACGCATGAGGGTGATTGGCCCTGTGCTGGGCAGACTTATGAATGAAATGCTGCGGCCTTTGATTGACCGTGTGTTTGCCTTGATGTTGCGCAGCGAAATGCTACAGCAGCCGCCAGAAATATTGCAAGGACGCGATGTTGATATTGAATATGTATCACCATTAGCCCGTGCGCAAAAGTCAAGCAGTCTTAACAGCACTATGAAGGCATTAGAAATACTGATGCCACT